GCCATTGGAGAAATTCTCTCCGCATTGTCCAGTTACGAAAGTGGTCTTTCATGATTCTCGTAGATTTCTTCTCAGAAGATGCCTGCAAAGGCACTGAACTGATTGAAGGCTGGTATTTCTACTCTGATAGCGATGATTCAATTATTGGAGGACCATTTGACAATGAAGAGGCCGCTCTCAAAGCGGCCTTTGATGGTTATGGCTGGTGAAGATCCGGCTGGCTATGTATAGGAACCGGCTGGATGTGTATAAAGGGGCAAAGGGTCCGGCTAGCTCCGTATCTAGGGTCCGGCTAGGGGCGTATCAGGGGGTGGTACAAATGTTCGCCTCCATGCGCCTATGCGTGCAGCCGCATAGTACTGGTGTACTATAGTACAAACGTACTACCATGCCTCTATGCGCATACAGACATATAAGCCGAGTTGATATAAAGAACTGTGCGCCATAGGATCCTCTTATCATTGCAGAATTGGCCCTGCTAAGTGGAGCAAACCGTGCGCCGCCGTTTGTGACACTTAACTGCGCTGCCAGTAGGCTCCTCTTACTCTCGCGTGCCGATTCTTGTCTCTTACTGTTCAGCGCTAAATATAAATATTTCAGACTGTAACGGCCCTGCCCGTTTGAGCCCGTGCCATGGTATGGGCGCCAATTGTTAAGGATTGTTTCAGCGGACGCCACAAGCGGCCGCGCCATGGTAGGCCGTGAAATGTGAAGAATTGTTAAGCGGCTTGACCAATGGGGGCCATGCATGGTACGCGCGTGCGCGTTCCTTTCTATGTGAGCCCGTGGCATGGCAGCGTGGCAGCAGCCCGTACCATGGCCCGGCCCGTAGCGTCAACGCAACGACGCGCCTAGGTGTGCGGAAATAAAATCGTCACAGCGTCCCTGGTCGTTGACTGCCCGCCGCTTAATGTGCTCGTGGCGGAGCGATCCGCCGATTCTCTCGCTTTGATTCCATGCCCGCTCTCTTCAAAGGCCTAGCCCTGTTCGGCGGCTCTCTCCTGCTTCTCTTTATCGCCTCGCTGGCTTCTGAGGATCAGCGCCATTTCGCAAGCTGCAAGGCTTCTGGCGCTTCCACAGATGCATGCCTGCTGCAGATCAGCGGCCGCTGATTCTCTCCTGTTCTCCAATCTCTTCTCTTCATTTCCAACAATGGCAGTTCTCAACGCTCGCGCTCCCTACCCTCGCGATCTGCAGGCCCTTAAGAAAGGCTACGCGATCGACCACACTAGCCTTCTCTCAGTCAATCCCAAGACTGAGAAGAGCGAAGTTCAGACCTACATCCTACACTTAGCGCCTGCCAATACTTCTGGCGTTAATGTTTGCCCTGCCGCCAAGAATTGCGCCAAAGTTTGTTTACATTTCGCTGGCAATCCTGTCTACATGCAAGCCAAACAGGAGGCAAGAATCCGCCGAACCTTAGCCTTTACCATGCAAAGAGAAGCCTTCTGTAAGATGCTTGTTTGTGCAATTCTGGCCAAGCTTGCCAAACACCAAGGAGAGAGAATCGCAGTCAGGCTAAACGGAACTTCTGACATTGTTTGGGAGAGCGTAGACTTTACAGTCTGCCCTGAATTCTTCACATATTGCCGCGTTAAGTTCGGCATTGAGCTCCCCTTGGGCAAGCGTAATATATTTGAGCTCTTTAATTACATTGGCGCGAATATTGTCTTTTATGACTACACCAAGCTTAAGCGCAACTGGGCAGAATGCAAGCGCTTAGGCTATCACCTAACTTTTAGCTTTGATGGATGGGACAATCCCGCCAACTTAAAGACTGCAGCGGATGCACTCCGCCATGGCGTCAACATTGCGGCCGCTTTTAATCTTAAGCGGGGCCAATCCTTGCCGCAAACCGTCAACCTTTCTAAGCTGTTTCCGGCTGCCAATGGCGAACCAGTGCCCTTTATCGTCCGAGATGGCGACCTGTCAGACTTCAGGCCTGCCGACCCTTGCCTCTCTATCATCGGGCTGCGCTTCAAACTGCCTCACGGTCTGAGCTTCTCAGAAGCTGAGCGCCAAGCCTTCTGTATTGCCTGAGGCTCTGCCATGCATTCTCTCCTGGCCCACGCTTGCTATCGGGCGCCCGCTTGGGCGTTCTACTGGTTCCCTCGCCCTGCCCGTCTCGCTGCCCTTGAGCTTCTCCGTTATGAAACACGCCTACTCTGTTATGAAATTAAAAGCCGGAAGCGTTAGAGCTTCAGACGCTGCCATGGCCGATCAGTTGGCCGGGATTCTCTCAGGCTATGCCGAACGATGGGCAGCCGATGAACTGAGAAGAGAAGCCATCCGTCAGGGGCGCTTAAAGGCTCCCGAGCCTGCCCGCCAATGGGAGATTAGCGACCGTCACTAAGAGCCCCTTCTAGCCTCTCCTGGCCCCTTCTAGGGGCCTTTCTTATGTGGCAGGGTGGCAGGGGCCTGGCTGGCTGATTCTTAGGCTGAGACTGAGAAGAGACAAGACAAAGGGATTAGAAATCTAATTTCGTAGCATTCTGCGTTTTTGATACGATTTCGTATCGTAAACTTTTGCAACTTTTACTTGATTTCTGCCGCAATTCTTGCGAGGCTAGTTATAGCCACAGAGCAGTAACCTGGGGGTTTTTTGACTTTTCGCTGCGGTATCCCCCTAAAAAACACGCGCCATTTTTCATTTCCCCAATACCAAATACGGCCTTATTAGCCATGTTTCCCTTGTGCAAGGCTCGTGACGATGCGAGGGAAAGCTGAGCTGCCCCTGGCCGAAAGCAAGACAGGCCGAAGGCATGTCGCAGCTTGAGGCCATGGCCGAAAGCTCTAGCCAGTGGTACTAGCTAGTAGTACTGGCTGATTAATGAAGACGGCCTCAAAGCCGTCTGAATGAAGCCCAATCATTGGCATGGGCTTTGCATTGTTTTTCTCATGCCAGAAGGCGGCTCCTCGAAGAGCCGCCGAGCCTGATAGTTCCATTGATTTTCTTTTTTCTGCTTGCCTTCTGGCTGCAAGCACTATTTCCCCTTCTCTCTCGCAGGTGAGATAGTCCTGGCAGTAGCCGCTGTGTGAGTCGTTCGCCTTGAGGGCTCACTCACCATGGGCTGCGGCTTAAAGAAGGAAGATCACTGGGCTGGATGGACCGCCCTTGAGGGGCTGTAGCAAGCGTGATCTTCCGAGCCTGGCTTGAAGGCCTGGCAGGTTGTAAGCGGCTGCTGCGCATATGCGTATCGTAAATGGTGTGTCAATAGCTGTCAAGGGCTTTTTTGAAGAAATTTGGCTCGTAGTGATACAAAACCAATATTTTCTTAATAGTTTCTTCAGCTTTTAGGGGCAAAAGGGCGATTGTGTAGCAAAGATTGCGCAATGGCTAAGAAATTGTTAGAAACCAGGCATAGTTCAAGACAGTTGTGCCCATGCGGAGTAGCGTGATTAAATAGCTTGCAAATTTGCCATGTTTGGACTTCCAGAGCGGCAGCCATTCATGATGGGACCATATAAACTATGGCCATGTTTCAGCAAGCCTGAATTCGCCTGGTTTGCCGCCATCCATGGCAAGCCCCACTACTTCCGCACGTTGAACGAGGCCAAGCTTTTTATTAAGGATTTGCTTACAGTTGAGGACGATGAAGGACTCTGCGACTAGCTAGGCTTTCCCAGTTAAATCCAGGCCCGCCACTGGCGGGCTTTGTTGTCAAATGGTCTCTCTCAAAGAACAAGCAAAATGTGAAAAAATTGCCCGCACTGGGCGCGTGCAATCTTGGCTCGACGACCCTGAAGGTCGTCTCCCCGTGAGCTGCACCGTTTTCAAAGTATTAGACAGCATGGAGGGAGAAGATGGCATTGAACAAAGCTGGCGTTTTGCTAGCCACGGCTTGCGCAATGGTGCGGGGGTCGCTGTTCATCTTTCTGCTTTGCGCCCGAGGGGTCATGAAAATGGCAAAGGCTTGGTTGCTTCAGGCCCGGTGAGCTTTGGCAAGATTTACAGCTCCCTCAATGAAATTCTCCGCAGGGGCGGCAAATACAAAAATGGTGCAATTGTTTTGCATTGCGACTATCTGCATGAAGATGCTCTTGAGTTTGTCAATGCATCACGAGCAGAACTTCCTTGGGTGAAGCGTTGCTTGAATGTGGACAAGCATTTCTTTGCCAATGCATCGCAAGAGCTGATTGATGCTTCGCTGCAAGCCATTTCTGCTGGTGATTTATGGCTCAATAAAATGCGCTACAACGACAAGGGCGAGCGCATCTATGCCAATGTTTGTCTCGAAATTTATCTTCCGCATCGTGGCACTTGCCTTTTGCAGCATGTGAATGCTGGCGCTTGCGACATTGATGAAATTGAAGGGGCCTTTGTCGAGGGCATGACGCAATTGTGCGAGCTGCATGGCCGCACTGGCGTGGGCGATTCTGGCGAATATTTGCCTCCTTCCATTGACCGTCAAGTGGGGCTCGGCCTTTTGGGCCTCGCCAATTTCCTCAGCATTCACGACATTTCGTATGCTGAATTTGGACAAGCTCTCAAGGCAGTGAACAATGGCAGTCCGCATGAGCCGACGCAGGCCTATAAAGCGGCCATGGCATTTTTCAAAGGCATGCAAGCCGCAGCGGAAGTGGCACGAGCAGCCGAAATGGACCGTGCTTTCACAATTGCTCCCACTGCATCGTGCTCCTATCGCTATTTGGACAAGCGAGGCTTCACGACTACGCCTGAAATTGCTCCGCCCATTGCAAGGGAAGTGGACAGGGATTCGGGCACATTGGGCGTGGAAAGCTTTGATTATGGGCCGGTTGAAACTGCAGCAGAAGTGGGCTGGGAAGCGTACAAGCTTGTAGCAGACGAGCTAGTACTGATGTATCAAAACACTGGCTTGTTCCATGGCTATAGCTTCAATTCTTGGAGCGATGTTGTTGGTTACGACGAAGCGTTCTTGAAGGATTGGCTAGAATCTCCTCAGACAAGCCTCTATTACAGCCTGCAAGTCCTGCCTGACACTCAGCGCAAGGACGATGCATTCGCTGCATTGGACGACGATTTCAAGAGCATGTTTGGGCTGGATGATGCCGAGCCCGATCAGGCTTCTGCGTCTTGCTCCCTAGAGGCTGGTTTCTGCTCAGCCTGCGCTGAATAAAAAAAGAAGGGGGCCTGATGGCCCCCTTTTGATCCTCACACCATCGAACCATAGTCGAGCAATGAGCACCGCTGTCGAAAAGAGCCCCTATCTCAACATGATCCAGAAGAAGCGGCCTTGGCAGGCCGTTGCCGTGGATAAAGGCGTGGTGGTTGAAGGCAGCGAAGAGACGCTGCGCCTTCTGCTTGCATTGCGCCATCTGGAACTGCCCGTTAAGGACTTCCTGGAGCAGGGCCTTGAGCGTGATCTGCCTTCCACGCCTGGAGTGGTGGAAGCCCTGCGCCACAACCAGCAGGACGAAGAGCGACATGACCAGGCATTGAACTATGTGGCTGCTGCCCATGGCACTGATGCCAAGGCTGAAGCGGAAGTACTGAACATCTTGAAGGCATGGGACGAGCATCCCGCCCATCCCATCCTTAAAGCTTCAGTGCTGGAGCGCAGCATTTTCTTTGTGGTGCTGCCGTTCTTCCGTTTCAATGGTGACATGGGCATCCGCACAGTGGCTGCTGACATCTCGAGGGATGAAATTAGCCATGTGGGCATCCATTCTTTAGTCTCAAAAGAGCTTGGTGAGACTGCAGGGCAAAGCTTGAACAAGCTGCGCCGTGCTACGGCGCTTTGGGCCTTCGACAAGCTTTCTCGCAATGACAACAAATGGCTGGATAAAGATTTCTGGCTGCGTCAAAGCGACAATTTGTTTGAGCGGGGCAAGGCAGAAGAACTGGCCGACACGCAACGCAGCAGAATGCCAGCGTTTTTCGAGGCCTCGAATATTAATTTGCCCAGCTACGGAAAGGCTGCTTAATTAATTCTTAAAAAAGGCATCTTGAAGAGCGACGGTCTTAGAACCGTCGCTTTTTAATGCTCATGAGAATACAATGAGGGAAAAGGCTTGGATGGTGCATGAACGAACGACGCACCTTCAACACACCATTGCGTGAGCCCCTCAATCCAATCATCCATCGCTTGTTGCAAGCAGTGGATTGGCACAACTGTCAATATTTCAAAGACGGCAATTTATGGCACTTAGAAAAGGCTACGATCATTAGACAATATGTGGCTGAGCTTAAGGATTGGGTGCATGAGCAGGAGAAAAACGGCTTTTAGACTTTGGGCTCTGGCACTAGGGGAAAAGGCCGGGAAGCATGATAAAGAAGCAGACGTTGTTGCCCTCATTAGAACTATTATTTTGCTTTCCTACATTGCCACCAATTGTTTCATTGTGGCTGGTGTGGTGAGACACTGGCAAAAAGAAAAGCCCGCCGAAGCGGGCTGTAGTGTTGTCACTGTTGGCTCGTTTGAACCGGGCGATAATCAACGCCTCGATACATCAGATGCTTAGAAGCGTCGTGATGAATGAGGTTCCACCAGGCCTGATAAGCCTGTTTGGGGATGGCGGTGTCATACTTGACGCCGCGATAAGTCGCCGTCGTGGACATGGTGTTCTCCGATCATCCAACCCCCGTTCCATGGTTGGTTGATTGCGCCCCTTGAGGGGGTGAACGTCCTTTCAATGTAGCAAGCAATCGAGCGTCTGCTTCTGGCTCAATTAGCAAATCTTTAAGGAGAAGAGGGAGCCGACAATGGGGCTTCAATCCATCGTTTGGTACGGCATTTAACTAAGGGTAGGCCCTTAGCCCTCTCACCTCGTGGTCTGCAGAAAGGTGCCTGATCACCTTTCGTTGGTAACGCTGGCGCCAGCGTGCTTCGCGAAAGCCCTGAAACTATAAAACATTTCTTAAGACAAGGCAACTATTCCCGCCAGGTCCAATAGACAGTGCCGCCTGCATTGAGAATTTCTTTATTGCGCCAGCGGGCTTCATGCAGCTTGCAGCGAAAGCACTGCCTTTTGCCATGGAGCTCAAAGCAAATGCCAACCATGATCAGAGGTCATAGAGGCGACATTCCACAGCAGACGGATCTTGCGTGCAGAAATCTTCCCAATGGTTTGGCGAAGGCCTGTCGGATGCTCGATGGTAATAGTCCTTCATGAGCATGCGATATTGATTATGGGCTTCCATTGCTTGATAACTACCTTCACCATGGGCGATCATTGCATCTTGGAAGCGATAGGCCGCATCCATGGCTTGGCGATAGATATCGGCAATATCATCTCTTCGGGACATGGCTAATTAGCGATGTCCTTTTATGCTAAGCCTCAGCTTGAACATTCTCTATTTTTGCTTGCTCTGCTTTCCTTAATGTTTTCAAAAGATTTCTTAATTTTGGCAGCAAATTAGGCTCATATAAATGGTCTGCTGCCAGTAATTGCAAGGCAGTTTGACGACTTCCTGAGCCACATTCCAGCAATGCAAGCAGGAATTCAGTTTCTTTTATGGTGAGCTCTAAAAGGACGAAGTCCATAAGAATTAATTAATGATGATGAACATGCTATAGCCAGTGCTTAAGAAACCAGGCTATCAATCCATCCAATCTCATCGTCTTTACTGGCAGCCAAAATGGCACCCGCCATTGCAAACGCCAAGTCGTCAATGCCAGTGGCTTTACCACCAGTGACAGTCCATTGCCCACTGGGTTTGTAGGTGACAGTGAGATTTTTGAGCTGTTGAAGAGCTTTTTCGTGGCGATACATATTGATCTGCCCTGCATTGAAAAGCTCTCGCATTTTGCTGAAAGCTTTCATTTTGGAACTCACTGTCCAAGTGAGCTCAGTAATGGGCAGATCGCCTGCCAGTGTTTGAATGGTGCCAGCGCTGTTGAATTGGTCCATCACGATGGTTTCAAACATGTAGAGCTTGTGCTGTTCTTTTATCCAATCCTCCACTGCATTGATATTCACCTCCATCCGACCATTAATTTCAAAGTCGGCTACGAAGGAATGGAATTTATCAACGACTAACGTGCCGTTCTCATAATGAACAATACAAGCAGTGTAATCGTCACGCCCAACCCCACCCCTGGCGGGGTCAAGGGCCAAAACATAGGCTCCCACGAAACGTTGGTTTGGAGGGAGGGCTGCTCTACGCTCATCAACACAGGCGTCAACAACATCACTTGCAACAAGAGCGGAGAGATTGGAGGCGAATTGAGCCCCGTATTCCACCTTAAATTTTTCAGGATCACGCTGTCTTTCTGTGTCAAGAAACTCTTGCGAAATGCGCGGATTCATCTCCCATGTTGGGAGATTCACCGCTTGCATAAAGGGGAAGCGTCCTGAAGAGGCCTCTTTGAAGTGCTGATAGAAGATGCCGTCTGTCAGCCAGGGAGACGAGAGCTCAAGGATGCGTCCGGCGCCACCGAACTGAGCAATGGACGGAGACAGGGCGTCGTAAATGCCACGACCACCACTGTTCGCATCGCCTTCATTGGCAAAAGCAAGCTCGTCAAACACTGCTCCAGCGCAGGCCAAGCCTCGAGCTGCACGGCCTGACGTGGGGATGGCTTTGAAAACGCAGTTATTACTGAGCTCAAGAATGTCTGCCGTTTCGCGCACAATCTCTTGGGCGAACGGGCTTTCAATGATGAGCTGACGTATGTTATTAAGAGCAATGCGAGCCTGGTCTTGGCTGTTTGCCACTGTCACTACATACCATCGCTCCCCTTTTCGTACTTTCCGCTTGTAGTTGTCCTCCAGGACAAAGCACATATAAAGGCAGGCCACTGCCGCCATGAGAGTTTTGCCAGAGCGTCGCCCAAGCGCCCAAACTGCATGGCTTTTGCCAGGCGTGAAGAAATCATCAAGGATTTCTGCCTGTTTCGGGAAAAGCTCTAAGCCAAGAGCGTGCTTGGCGAAGTCTGAGCACTTAAGCATTGTTGGAGGAGGGAAAGGGGATGCAGTTCGCTTTTGGGGACAAAGTATGCGGGTCTGTTTTTAACGCATTCATTTCTCCGCTTTTCCTGCATTGCATCCTGGCTTCTGATCCAACCATGCAGGCGAGTTTCTTTGTTTTCGATGGTTACAAGCACCAAGATTTTATTGGGCTCTTCATCAAGCTGCACCACCAAATCATAGTAATGACGGGATCTTGTTTTCACATCGATGTTGTGAGGTAGATCGCAGGAGCCCCGCCGGGCCGTAGTTTCCTGAAAAACATGGCCAGCAAGGCCAAGGTATGAGGCCACTGCCATTTCTCCTGCAGCGCCGAGCGTGTGTAGCCGCAAGGCTACAGCTCCAGAAGCCGGGGCGTTGTTACGCCCCTTCAGGCCTTGCTTTTCGTTTTGCTCTTGACGACGCCGCGCCTCAGAGTGGACCATGCGCCGCTGGTCGTCGTTGAAGCTAAAAACCAGATAGTTGGCCATGATAGCCATGTAACACAACTTAATATAGGCCAGGGTTAGCATGAATACAACAAACCTTGGCTATAAAACTGCCTTATGGAAGACCAAGCCGTAGATCTTGGCCATGTAGGGGAAGCTGGCGTTCGCGCTGACGGTCTCCAGAACGTGCTCATTGGCATGGGCACCAATCGCGACAAGAGCAAGTACACCACCACTCAGCCCATCACCTTCCTGACACAAGAGGAAGTGGAAAGCCTTTATGGCGAATGGCTGCCTAAGCGCATCGTTGACATTTATGCCGACCAGGCCACGCGCAAGGGCTTCAAAGTTTTGTTCGGCGGAGAGGGCGTTCGAGCTCAAGCCGTTGCGGGCATCGAGCAGATCATCGAGGATCTCTACATCCTCGAGCATTTGAATCTTGCTGCGAAGAATTCGCGCCTCTATGGAGGCGCCTGCATCCTTCTCTACATCGATGACGGACGCCCGGCTTACATGCCCGTGGACAAGCGCAACATCCGTCGCGTGGAAGAGCTCGAATGTCTCGACCGCTGGCAGATTGCGCCAGTGATCAATGAGGAAAACTTATACGACTATTCAAAAGCAACGTATTATCAAATCATTTCTGGCGACCTCATCGCCCAACCACAACTCACCTACATCCACAAAGATCGCATTCTGCGTTTTGACGGGGACTGGCTGCCTTATCGCGTGAGGCAGCGGAACTATGGCTGGGGCATGAGCAGCCTTCAGACGGTGTATGACAGCTTCCGTCATTATTGGACCGGCCTGAATTCTGCGGCAACACTGCTCACCGAATTCGACATCTTTGTCCATAAGGTGAGAGGCCTGGCTTCGATGCTGGCCGCTGGCAAGGAAGGCGCCATTCGTGACCGCTTGCAGATCAACGACATGAGCAAGAGCATCTATCGCGGCTACGCGATTGATGCGGAGAAAGAAGAGCTCCAGTTCATCTCGCGGCAGTTTGGCGGCATTGGCGAAGTGATGGAAAAGCTGCGCGTTGACATTATTGGCGCATCGAAAATCCCTCATACAGTGCTGTTTGGCGAAAGCCCTGGTGGTCTTGGCTCCACTGGCCGTAGCGAAGAGCGGGACTTTGCCAAGACACTGGCTGATTATCAAGCAGCCCATTTCAAGCGCCCCTTGAAAAAGCTGATGGAATACATCCTGCTGAGCAAGGAAGGCCCCACTCAAGGACGCCTGCCCGAATCATGGCGCGTTTCCTTCAATCCATTGTTCGAGCTGAATGAGCGTGAAATGGCTGACGTGCGTGCTCGCACGGCAGCAGTGGATGGTCGCTACATCCAACTGGGAGTGCTCACTCCTCAGGAAGTGGCAGACGCTCGTTATGGCGGCAGCGAATGGAGCATGGAAATGACCCTCGATCCATCCGTAGTGCGGGAGCTTCCCCTTCAAGCTGGGAGTGGTTCCACTCAAGCCAGGGGTGAGTTTGCGGTGCCTCCTGGCGGTCGCGATCCGCTGGACGAAGCAAATGGCACGCTGCCAATGGATGGGAGCCGTGAAGTGCAGGACGATGCTGGCTTGTTCCTGCCGGGCGATCTCGAACACAAACGCGGAGACGTTGAGTTCACTGACAAAGACCTCCACAAGAAGGCAATTGCTGCCGCAAAAGCAAAATTCAAGACATGGCCGAGTGCAGTGGCTGGCGCCTACGTCACCAGAAAATACAAGGATCTATACAAACAGAAGCATGGCTCAATGAGCGGTGCCTTCAAGGGAGAAAAGCAGACTGCCGAGTATTTCAAAGAGAACAATGATGCCATTGAGCCCCTTCAGGCTCAAGGACTCGTTTTAGGCGATTACGACGAGGCTGCTCAAATCACGGAAGAAGACATTTCCGCTGCATTGGAACAATGGAAAGAAGAAGCGCCCGAGCGCTTCAAGGATTTCCTGGAGGCAGAGGATGTCCAGCCTGAATGATCTAGCTGGGTTCGCTGAGGCCGTGATGCGCTTAGACGCATCATGGTCTTACGACCCCATTTCTGGAAGGTATCGAGCGGAAAATGGCCGCTTTATGAGCAAAAAGGCCGTTGAGGCCCTGGTGGACAGCAGGATTAGTCGCCTAAGCAAGCAGCTTCGTCAATTCACACGAATGCTTGCTGATGGTCAAATTACGCTCGATCAATGGCAACAAAGCACAAGAGAAGCATTAAAAGCGGCTCATGTGCAAGCCGCCATAATTGGCAATGGTGGCAGGGCCAATATGACGGCCACTGACTGGGGCAAGGTTGGCGCTCGCCTTAGCTCTGAATATAAATTTCTTGAAGGTTTCGCTCGTGACTTATTGGCGCAAAAAGCGTCTACACCAATGGCTTTGGCTCGCATTGGTATGTATGCGGCTGCAGTCAAGGGCAGCTACTGGCAAGGGGAGGAGATTCGCAGCGGCAAGCAGGGCTATTCCCTGATGCAGCGCATTCTTGATCCAGCGGCAAAGCATTGCGACGATTGCGTGCGCTTTGCTCAAAGAGGAGTTGTGCCGCTTGGCGCACTACCCCTACCAGGTAGTCGTTGTGCTTGCCGGTCCAATTGCAAATGCACAGTAAAGTATTTGCGACAACAGGCTCCAACTGTGACAGTTTGACAATGGATGTGCTGATTGGAGACACAGGGCTAATTGGGGGAGTCCTCCAAGAGGCCCATTGTTTTCAACAAACTTTCAATTCTTCTAATTTGCAGCAGGCATCATTGTCGCAATACGACATTGATGCCCTGCATTTAGCCTGTTTGCCAGCGCAGAAATGGAAAGCAAATTTATATCCCGTTGATGACTTCTTCAACATGCAAAAAGTGGTGCAACGCCTGCGCGGCTGCAAGGCCAAGGAAGTGGTGCTCTATTCAACGATTGACGTTTACAAGCGCTCAGAAAACAGGCTTGACTATGGAACAGTGCGCCATCTCTTTGAGCTGCTGATTGCGGAACTATTTGCCGACAGTGTTGTCAAAATCGTTCGCCTGCCCGCACTCTTTCATTCCAGCTTTAAGAAGAATGCTTTATACGATCTATTGAACAATCATGAAATCGAAAAGATCAACGGCAACTCTGCCTATCAATGGTATTCGCTGGATGATTTGTGGGGCGATGTGAAAGCGCTTGAAGAGTCTGGAACTTACGACTTATTTTCAGCTACCATTGAAACCTCCGAGCTTATTGACAGGTTCTTTCCTGGCGTGCAAGTAGGCTATGGCGAGCGCATTGAATATCAATGCGGAACCATTAAATATTCCAAAGACGAAATGTTGAGCAAGATGGAGGCGTTTATCAATGCTTATCGGCGTTAGTTCTATTGGCTGGGATGATGCTCAAGAGCGGGCCGTATTGAGCGCAAATGCTGGAGCGTTCAATCTGCTTGAGATTGTTCCGTCTCGCATATTCGTCTCCCAAGAGCGTCCGACTGACATTGCAAAAAGATATCAAGATGAATATGGCTTATGGACATATTCTGCTCAGGCATTGTTCTTCAATAGCGACGTGCAGAGCTTTGAGGATACCGCTGCTACTTCCGAGCATTTGTTGAGAGTGGTAAGGCTTGCTGCCCCAATGGGCATCAAGCGCTTTGTGCTTGGCAGTCCAAGCCTGAGAAGGGGAAGCCCTTCATGTCTAATGAACGTCTTAAAGCGCTTGGACTCTGTGCTGGGCGACGGAGATGCAATCATGTGCATTGAGCCGATCAGTAAGCGCTATGGCGGTAATTATTTTTACACAGTTGAAGAGATTGTCAATCAAATCGACTTTTGGAATTTGCAAAATGTCAAGACAATGCTCGACACAAATAATGCTTGGTTACAGGGAGATAGTCCAACAAAAATCTTTCGTCATTATCTTCCTTACATTGCTCATGTGCATATCAGTGACAGCGATAATGGCCCACTATTAAACGGCTACGATCATCGTTGCATTAATCAACTTTTGCACTTTCACCAATACAAACAGGGAGTGGTGCGTGAGCTCGTAAAAGCTCACGACCACCCCGAGGATTATGCAAGATTCAGACAGATTTATGCTGCGTGAATGAATGCTTTCACTAAGGCTTCAATGGCATAGATGCCTTGAATTTTGCCTGTAAACACTGAAAGCAGATTGTCATCTTGCTGGCTCACTGGAGCTCTATCGGCACTGTTGTTGCGCACTTTGGCCTTGACGGAAGTCACGGGAAGCAATGGCGAAAGATAGTCCTCAAGCTCTGACCAATATTGACGCAAGTGATTTTCCATGGCCATGCGTCGAGCGTAGGACTGCTCATTAAATCGCCGTCCGGGATGGACAGTGCTTTGTGAAATCACTCCATGCTTCACATGGCTCAATGACATCACTCCACTTTGATAAGGGTAGAGAGAGAACAGCTCTCCATCGATGTAAGTGAGGGCTCCGAAGGGGAGAGGCTTTTTAATGGAATACAGCATCATCATCACCTCTTCAAAAAAGCAATTTTCTGCTGTCGAAAGGAGAGCATTGTTCGTGCAATCTATGACGTAGTCAAAATCTTTTTTCAAAAGAGGAATGTCGCTTATCTTGATGTCTGCGCGTACCACCAACGGCATCAGTAGCTGCGAGAAATATTCGGCAGCCAGCCCTGCATTGATGAATTTCTCCTGGGTGTTGATCACAAGAGAAGTGTTGCGCAGCCCATGATTCCTCACTTTGGTGTAGGGCCAATCCTTAAAAATGTGTCGCAAGGTGGTGCTATCAAGCAAGCTCTCGTCTTGAGCTACGGCATACAGATTGTTTGGGATGTGATCGACGATATGGCCGTAGTCGCGCAGAAAAATTTGGAAGGTATCTCTGCACAGTTCTCTGGTGTGGGCATTCCGTGCATAGTGATAGCCATAGTGAAGGCGGTTTTGATTGATGAGGGACGTTTCGCTGATCAGCGTATCGTTTCGCTCATAAAGCGTCACATCAACATTTCTACTCAGAGTGCGAGCCAAATGGCAGCCCACCCAGCCGCCTCCGATAATTGCAACGTGCTTCATTAGATGTCTATGCAAAGGTGGGGTTGAACGCCTTGCCAGTTGCTTTTCGCCTTGTACAAATCCAACTGAGGGAAATATTCGATGCGACGTTGCTTGCCCGTGTCATAAGGATCGGCATGGCCTTGATAGTTCCATTCGTCAGGACCATGAAGATCTGGATGGTAGACAGGGGTGGGTTCGTCCGTCAGCTTCCAAAGCATGTAATCCTCGTTTGGCACTCCCCATTGCTTCCACGCCTGCAAAGCCTGTGGCGAGCTGTCCATGTTTTTAATGGCCAGTAATCGATCCTTGTGGTGGAAAAGATAGCTGCTTTCGTACAGGCCAATGCTCATTGATGGCGTGCGCTTCATAGCCACCTTTTTAGGGGTATCTGTGGGCAGTTGCACAACGAGCTCACCAAAGCGCGGACCAGCAAAGCAAGTGTCGTGCAGGAGAAACCAATAGGGGCTTTCAAGGCCTCGCTCCACCACTTCAATAAGAGGCGTGTACTCAAAGGAGTTTTGCTGCACGCAAAGCATCGAGATGCCATTGAAACTGGAAGCAAATTCCTGCTTCTTTCCGCCATTGACAATCAGAATTTGCTCAGCAGCAATGCCAGCCGCAAACAGAGAATTCGTGATCACTGGCAGCGTGTGCGGCGCAAATTTCGCACAAGTGCTGATAGCAAAACGAACAGAAGAGAGTGCTATCTGCATTGGCTTCATCGCTGCGACCACAGTCTAAATGGCCGTTATGATTGCGAAGCTTCCAATCAAGACATGGCAAAAATCCTTTATTGCGGCGATGCGTTTGTCGAAACTGGCTTCGGGCGAGTTGCCGAAAATTTGCTCCCTGCGCTAGCAGAGGAGCATGAAGTGCATGTGCTGGCCGTCAACTACTGGGGCGACCACGACGAACGCACCGCCAAATACAAGGTGTATCCCGCAGGGACGCACGGCCATGATCCATTTGGCTCCCATCGCATCCCGGAATTCGTTCAGCTCATCAAGCCAGATTTGGTGTGGGTGACCAATGACTTCTGGATTGGCATTCAGCTCTGGAATCAAATTAAGCAATTCCAGGAAGAAATTGGTTTCAAATACTATTGCTACACCCCCATCGACTCCTACGGCATCTTCAAGGAGACGATGCCTCCCGTCATGGAATGGGACGGGCTTGGCACCTACACGCAGTTTGCTGCCGAGGAGCTCAAGAAGGCAGGCTACGACAAGCACATTGATATCATTTCGCACGGCGTAGACCGCACCAAATTTTTCCCTGGTGAGCGGGAAGCCCTGCGTAAAGCGCTGGGCGTCCCGCAGGAGAATTTTATTGTCTTCAATGGCAATAGGAATCAACCGCGTAAGCGTATTGATTTGACGATCAAGGGTTTTATTAAGTTTGCAAAGGACAAGCCTGATGCACAGCTTTGGCTGAACATGGGCAAAAAAGACCTTGGCTGGGACTTGGTACCTCTGTTTAAGCGTGTGGCACGAGACGAAGGCTACGATCCCACTGGCAAGCTGATTCTTACCAGTCCTCACTTTGACGTGAGCAATTGCCTGTCAGTGGAGAAGCTGAATCAAGTGTATGGAGCTGTGGACGTGGGCGTCAACACTTGTATTGGCGAAGGCTGGGGCTTGGTCAACTTTGAGCATGCTGCTGCAGGCGTGGCGCAAGTGGTGCCAGATCACACGAGCCTGAAGGAGATTTTCAATGACATTCCACGCATCGAATGCATTGGCTCTGAAACCGATAGGAACTATGGCCTCGAGCGTCCACTGCCTGATCCTCAAAGCATGGCTGATCTGCTGACTATGTACTACGAAGATCGCAACAAGCTGCAGGCCACTGCAGACTGGTGCTATGAGCGTGTTACGTCTCCTGAGTTTTCATGGGACGTTATTGGCAAGCAAATGCTGGGCATTGTCAATCGCCTGTTGTCCACTCCCAAGACGAAGGCTTCTGGCCAAGGCTTTGGCACTCCCGCGAAGATTGTTTGATCATGCAAGTTTCTCAAATTTTTCTAACGACTGATCCTGCCGAAGAGCTCAGTCCTTTCTTGAAATACGCAACAAGCACGATTGACGTGCATTTCCCAAATGCAGACCACAAGATCTATACGAACGAAAGTCTTCGTCAATTCATTGCTGATGCATATGGCGGGGAAGTGTTGTGGGCCTATGACAAACTGAAGCCGTTTTCATACAAAGCAGACCTTGGTCGTTTTGCATTGCTAAATCACTTTGGTGGATGGTATTTTGACATTGCCATTCGTTGCATTAATGCAGTGGATGTTGGTGATCGTATTGAATTTCTGGCATTTCGGGACATTCAAAAGTTCAGCTTTACTGCGCATGCATGCGCCACCACTGTTCTCTATTCAAAGCCAAACAATAAGAGCCTGCAAACTGCAATTGAATACATCATTCGCAATTGCAAAGAAGGCTATTACGGCATCACTCCATTGTGCCCTACTGGTCCAACTTTGCTAGGTGAAGCATTAGCCGCGAATCGCGGCAATGCGAACTATGTGTTTGGCGACTATCTGGAACTAACGCCTACGCATCAACATCAGAACCGTGCCTTCGTACTACCAGATGGTACTATTCTTGCCTGGAGCAAGCCTTCTGGCGGTGGCGATCTAACTGGAGTGGGCGCCAAGGGAGTCAACAACTACAACGAGCTTTGGGCGGCAAGGGACATTTATGCAGCCGATTGATTCAACAATTTACGGCGTCTGTATTCGCGGGGAGGGAATGCGCTATACGGCGCATTCCCGCATTGTTCCAATTATGGGACACAGTATTTCTTTGAGCGAAAAAGAAAGGAAAGACTTGCGTGAAGGAGGCTTTGTTTTTGATGACGAGAATGCTTACTATTCCTGCCTCAATCCATGGTGGGGAGAGCTTAGTTGCGTGCATTGGATGTTGCTTAATGCAGAAGAACGCAACATTGGCAATGCACAATATCGCCGCAATTGGATAGAACCTAAAGGCTATTGGTACGACGAAAACACTTTGTATTTCCCAGAGCCTGCCATATTTAGCTGCTCCTTGGAGCAGCAATTTTATGGAGGCCATTCTGCTTTTGACGCGCCAGCAATTACGAGGCAATTGGCTGATTCTGGGGCGTGGCTATTTTCAAGAGAACAGATTGACAAGGTTTGGGCTCAAAATACATTGATTGGCTGCAATATGGCTCGAGGCCCTAAGCATGCATACAAGCATTTTATGAGCCGTCTGTTTGATGCATTGATGCCCATGTGGCGCCTGCATGGAGCAGACTTTTTGTTCATTGAAGGCTATGACAAACGGGCTCTTGCTTTCACTGCTGAGAGAATTATTACTGGCATGGTTCTTTATCGGGACGAACTATTCCCTGGTATGAACATAGGCACTGCTCCTATAGGATTTATAGGATAGAAGCACGGTCTCATTCTTTGATCATGACTAAAAAGGAAAAGCAAGCCAAGGTGGCAAAGGTGATGCGCGAGTTCAAGGCAGGCACCTTGAAAGGCAGCGATAAGAAGCCCATCAAGAGCCGGAAACAGGCTATTGCCATTGCACTGTCCGAAGCTGGAATGAGCCGTGAGGGCAAGAGCGATGAATATTGGGACAGCTATTTCATGACCATCATTGGTGAAGAGGAAGAAGAAAAGGAAGAAGAAGAGGGCATGGAAGAAGAAATGAGCGATGGCAAGGGAAAAAAGGCCTGAGGGGCGACGCTCAAAGCTTCGCCCCTCCTGCTGCTGTTAGGGCTGCCGCTCGTCGTGGCTTAGCGCTGCGCAAGAAGCACGGCAAAGGTGGTTTGTCCACCCAGGAAGCAGGAAAGCAAGGGATTGGCAGTGGCGTGGCCAGGGCCAGTGATCTTGCTGGGGGCGGAGCAGTGAGCTTCGAGACGATTAAGCGGATGTCTGCATTCTTCTCTCGCCATGAGAAGAACAAAAGCGGCGGCGAAGACGACGCTGGTTACATTGCTTGGCTTTTGTGGGGCGGTGATGCTGGGAGGGCCTGGGCGAATCGCATCATTAAAATGATGGAAAAACGTCAGAAGGCCGATGAGCGAATTCGTCAGAGTGATTGAAGAGGAAGACGAAGGCATCGGCCTGATGAAGGCGTTGTCAATTCTTTCGGCTAACGAACATCGCAACACATCACGCTGGGAGCTTGTTGAGAAGCAATGCTTCAAGAATGGGCGCCTCGATGAGACGCACATTTATGTGCAGAGCGTCTACGAACAGCCCGACCCACATTTCATTCCAACCAAGTTTTTGGTGTTTGAAGTGGAAGCCATGGCAAAGGCTTACATCATGGAAGGCATCGAAAACCAGCTCAGCGAACTGCGGGGCTATGACGATGACGATGATGACGATTGAGAAGAATCAACGACAAATGATGGGTAGCCCATCAACCACAGCACACTGATTCCATAGAGACCGCTGAGCGTGCGAATTTGCACGCAATCAGGCGCCAGTTCTCCGCTTTCAAGGCGGGAGATGGTGCTTTGGTCGCAATGTAGCTCTTTGGCAATGTCTGCTTGAGAGAGACCAGAATGGAGCCGAGCTTGACGAAGGCGCTCCGCAATGAGCGCCTTCGCTTCAACGTATGAAAGCTTGAGCTTGTCCTTGCGGCTGACGAGCATCAAACGGCCAAGTCCCTGAATATCCATGCGGATATGCATAACAGCAGCGACTGTAGCATAAATATAACGATAAAGTATATTTATGAGCACCACATCTTGTCGGTACGATTTCTCTCCTATTGAGAAATTCGAGACCACTCCCGAAGGGTATCTCCGCGTGTGGGCGTCCATCGCCCGCACCGGCATTCAGCATTACACCGATGCTGACGGTTCCATTCGACGAGAATACCGCCCAGAGCAAGAAGTGGCGTCTCCCGAGAGTCTTGCCTCATTCGCGGGCAAGGCAATCACTTCTGAGCACCCTCCAGTGCTGCTTGATAGCGCCAATACAAAGGACTATCAAGTGGGCTTTAGTGGCACTGAAATTGTGTACGACAACGGCTTTGTAAAGGCCGTTATGACCGTCACTGATGAAGACGCCATTAAGCGCATCATGCGCGGAGATGCAAGGGAAGTATCAGCCGGTTACCGGGTTAATTACGACCCGACGCCTGGCGTAACGGAAGATGGTGAGCATTTCGATGGCATCCAAAAGGAAATCATCGGCAATCACATTGCTATCGTCCGTCGTGGCCGTGCTGGCCCGCAAGTGAGGCTCCATCTTGATCGTCAAGATGCTGCTGATCCCTCTCTATTTTCCAAAGAGGAAAACCAAACTATGACCGCCAAAGTCGTATTCGACGGCGCCGAGTTTGAGGTGAGCGAGAGCGTTGCTCTGGCGATCACCAAAGAACGAGAAGACGCCAAGATGTCCTTCGAGGACATGAAGAAAAAGTACGACGAGCTCGTGGCCGCTGCCGATTCCATGAAGTCCGAAATGGATGCCATGGAAGGCGAACTCAAGGGCAAAATGGATGCCGCCGAAGGGCGGGCCGATGCTCTGGCCGAGCAAGTCGAAGAACTCAGGGGCGAACTGGAAGCCGCCAAGCAAATCAACCTGGATTCCATGGTTGAAGAGCGCGTGGCTCTGGTTGAAAAAGCCAAAGCTGTGCTGGATTCTGATTATGAATTCAGCGGCAAGAGTGACCGCGAAGTGATGGTTGATTCCATCAAAGCTGTGCGTGGCGACTCTGTTGCTCTGGACGAAAAGTCTGACGACTACGTCCTGGCAATGTTCGACACCATTGCTGAAGCTGGTCGTTCTGACTCTGCTACCACCGACGAGCTGCGCAAAGCCGTAGCTTCGATTGCCTCTCCCGTTGCTGCACCTTCCAGCTATATGGATCGTCTGCAGAACGCTTGGAAGGCCCCTCTCTCCATCTCCAAGGAGGCTAAGTAATCCATGGCCGTAACCTTTACCGCTTCGGGCACTGCCTCTGCGGGTGGTGTGCAGCAGAGCTACTCGCTCGCTCAGACCGCTCTGCAAGAAGGTCAACTGTCTGACATTCGCTCCAACACCATCACCACTCGCGTCAACGAGACTGGTGCTGTCCTTGCCTTTGGTAACGGCGTTGTGTACAACAGCGGCGGTTCCGTTGGCGAGTCTGCCAAGACCATTGCTGCTAGCGGCGACGCCTTCCTGGGCGTGAACGTTCGCACTTATGTGGACGAAGCTGCTGCTGACACCAACAGCCGTTATGGCGTGAAAGATGACCAAGTGATGAACGTGGTCAACGAAGGCGCTGTGGCTGTGTATGTGCATGGTGCTGTCAACCCCAGCACTGCTGTGCGCGTGATCCACACTGCTACTGGCACCAAGTATGCCGGTCGCTTTAACAACGCTGCCATTGCTGGCAAGACCGCTGTTCTGTCCAACGCTCGCTATCTGACCTCCACCACTGGTGACGGTCTGGCGATCCTGGAACTGAATGGTCCTTCCTTCACCCTCACTGGCGATTCTTGATAGGAGGCCCTTAACAATGTCTGAATTCCGTATGGATGACGCGGGTCTGTTTCTTGAGCGTCAGCTTGAGTACATCCGCCCCCAAGTTTTTGAGATTCAGTACGCGGATATCAAATATCCGACCGTGCTGCCTGTGACCAGCGAGGCTGGCCCTGGTGCTCAAACCTTCACCTACCGCGTCATGGACTCCACTGGTGAGTTCAAGCTGATTGCTGACGCTGCCGATGATCTGCCCCGCGCTGACATCAGCCAAGTGGAGAAGAGCATCAACATCCGCTCCTTCGGTGGTTCCTTCGGTTACACCGTCCAGGAACTGCGTGCCGCTCAAATGGCCAACATTGCTCTTGAGCAGCGTCGTGCCGCCGCCGTGCGTCGCGCCTACGAAGAGAAAGTTGAGAGCGTTGCCTTCTTTGGCGAAAGCTCTGTGGGCCTGGGTGGTTTCCTTAACAACTCCACCGTGGACGTGGTTGCTGCTGACAAGTGGTTCAGCAACTCCACCGCCACTGAAATGCTCGAGCTGCTGAACTATGGCGTGACCGCCATCATCAACGGCTCCAAGATGAAGGAGCAGCCCGACACCATTCTGATGGCTTGGGAAGATTACAACAAAGTCAGCACCACTCGCAATTCCGATTCTTCGGACGTGACCGTGCTGGAGTACTTCCTGCGCACCAACCCCTTCATCCGCAACGTCGAGCCCATCAACCAGCTTGATGCCGACAACAGCGTGCTCAATACCAACCGCATGGTTGTGTACAAGCGCGATCCCGAGAAAGTGCAACTGCACATTCCTCAGCCTCTGGAGCTCTTCCCCGCTCAGCAACGTGGTCTGGAATTCATCGTTCCTGCTCACGCTCGTGTTGGTGGCGTTGCTCTGTACTATCCCAAGAGCGTTATCTACGTCCAGGCTTCTGCCTGAGGATAGTTAGTCAAGGGAAGGGCGTTAAGCTATTTGTCAATTGTTTCTATAACAATGCTCATTGCTTACCGCCCTGAACTTGAAAACCCGCCGCGTGACGCTGGCTTTGGGATCATCACTAAATCTGGTTTGATTCAACTCACTCCAGGCTTGAATCAGGACATTCCTGACGAGCGATGGTCTGAAGCTAGGGAAAACAACACGGTTCGCAAGCTAATGGCAATTGGAGCCATTGAGGAGATGAAGGAGCAAGTTACGGTTCAGGAACTTCCTGAAGGCGTAGAAAGCCTTGCTGAACTTCCTCTCACCCAAGCCATCCGAGCCATTGAACTTCTCCACGACATTGAACGTCTCGCTGAATGGCGCAAGATTGAAGGTCGCGTGAGGGTTCGCAATGCAATTAGCAAGCGACAAGAAGCCATCCGCATTGGAAAAGCCTAAACATGGCAGTCACCTACGCCAGTTTTGTTGAGAGGTTTCCTGAGTTCACGCCTCATCCCTCTGGGATTGTGAACGGGGCAATTTCTGAAGCTACTGCCGACATTTCTTCTGACGTGTTTGGCACCAATGCTGATCGTGCGGTGAAATTCCTGGCGGCGCATATTATCGCCATCCAGCTTGCACAAATGGGCGTTCAAATTGGCGCCACTGATGGCAAGGTTTATGGCGAAGGTCTCGATGCCACTCAATATGGCCAAGAGTACCAGCGAATGCTCAATTCCCTCTCTGCCTCAACCATCGGATTTGTGGTATGACCAACGGCGTAGTGCCATTAGCTAATGCCACACTTGTGTGGTCCGTAGCTTCTGGCTACGTCAAGGATTCAATCACTGGCAATTATGTTGCCACCGCTTCTGGAAGAACGTACTATGCGACGCTCCGTCAAAAGCGCAATCCACAATACGATTACTTGCTTGGGGCCGACAACACTGCTGTCTACATGGAGGGCCGTCTGACAAATCCTCTTACCTTGTCAGGCGTTACTCCCGGTAGTTCAGCAGAGGCAACAATCAATGGGAGAGAGGGACGGTTTGAGCTATTACCGAATGAAGAAATTGCTGAGCATTATTGGCAGTTTCTCGGTACGCCAATCAGAGGAATTTTTAGACTGGTTGGTAAAGGAAGCGTCTTGAACGCTTAACCGTTCCCTCTTCTCTTTGCATTGACAGAAAATGCTCTACCATCCCACAGAATTGGTTAAGAGCCAAGACGTTATCGTCCGTGTTGGCTCCATCACTGGTACTGGTCGTCCAGTGATCACTCAGAGCGGCGCCACCTTCACGGTGAGCGGCGCCCCCACTCTCTACACCCTCCAGGGCGCTACCACCGCTTCTGTTGCCTTCAATGATGGCAACCAAGAGTTCTACCTGCTTGGCGGCGGCGGCTTTGCTGACAGCGTGATCACCACGTCTGCTGCCACTGCATCGATCACCTCCTACTTCCAGAAGGACGTTGACGGCACCACCTTCGTTCCCGATAGCTTCGATGAAGCTTTCCAGGTGATCGCAAAGAGCCGCTACGACAAGAACCATGAGGTGTATGTCGAGATCAACAAGCAGCTCGGCGCTTCTGGCACCACCTATTACTACGACCGTGTGGCCTTCACCGCTTGTGTGATGAACTACAACGAGAGCTATCCCGCAGACAACCTTGTTGAATGCACCTTTGATCTGACCAGCCGTGGTCGTATTGGCATTCACCAGAATGCTTCTGAGACCGGCTCGATCATCCCGACTGCTCCCAACTCCTGATCGATTTAACTATCGATTTCTTGCTAGCCTCCCTATGGGAGGCTTTTTCTTTCTATGAATATCAGCCAACTGCGCGAGACTGTTGTTGAGCTTCTCACTGCATCGCCCGATTTAATTGGAAGCTATACGTTTCCCAATGGCACGCAAATTCCTGCTGTGTATGTGGTGGGCAGGCAATCTGTGCCTTCTGAATGGAAGGTGAAAGGCCTTGAAGTGACCATGAGAGAGTTCCCGGAGCTGCTGCCCACCCCAATGGTGGGCACGCTGCGTTCAAGACAGCTTTGGGAAGTGATTCTTGTGCAATACAACTCTGAAGAAGACAAGCTCTCGAGCGCGATGGAGCGCATGATTCGGCGTTTCCCCGATGCAACGGTGCGTTATTTCCCTGGGGATGACGTGGCATATCGTCGCTGTCGCTTCATTATTCCAGACACTGAAATCCTGCGTCGCTATCCTGGCCCCTGATCATGGCAACTGCTGGTGCCAAGCTTATTAACGGCCATTTGATCGAGAATGCCTTGCTAAAGGCATTCGAGATTTGGGCGGAAGAGGATATTAATGATCAATACATGGCTGAGCAATTTCTGGATCCGGGGCGGTGGCCTTATGACGCGCCAATAGAAGGAACAGAAAGGAAAAACGGACAAGTGGTGTATTCGCCAAGAAACACTTACGACCTTGGCGAGCTTTACAGAAGCGGGCAAGACAGCTTCAGCGTTACCAATGGCACAGCATCATGGAACTTTGATGCAACCAACGACCAGGGAGGAGCCTATGCCTGGTATGTTCATGAAGGCATTGGCACCAATACTACTCCTCGCCCATGGACGGACGATTTGACAATCCCGTCTAAATTTGATGGAGGCTCTGAAAAGCGCCAATTAATAGCCAAGATTGACGCGGCATTCTCAGTGCTCTAATGCGAATTGATTATTTATGGAGCGATAGCAGCACGCTTCATGCCATCAATTGCAATGTTGATGGTTCAGCCTTGGAAGTGGGCATTTTGTGCTGTATTGCTTTAAGAGAAGCCACCATTAGAATTGCGAACGAACATCACGCCTTCATCGTTGAAGTGCCTAAGGAATTTATTTCCAGCACTGAAAGAGTGAAAGCCTTTAATGTCACGCTAAACGTCATCAGCCATGAGCAAGTATAGTTTTCTTCTCGCATCGAAAGAAGATCAATACTTTCAACTCACCCCTGCCATTCGCCTGAAGAAGCGTGGCGGCTGGCTGGTTGCAGAGGCGATTGAGCAAGAGGAGATTAGCAAGGCTCAAAGCCAGGCAACCATTCGTGCTGTGCAGCTTGCCAAGCGCATTGCCACCGCCAAGGGCATTGCTCTTGATGAAGCGCTCGCCCTTCTACAGGGCGGCGCTGAAGTGTCCGACCTTGAGCTGCTCAGTGACTACACCGAAGAAACGCTGCAGATGATCTCCAGCGGAGGCTCCGCCGAAGCTGGCAATGCTCGCCTTGTGACCACTTTCATTCGCTGCCGAGGCGAAGGCCTCATTGGAGAGGAATGGGCGCCATTGTCCGACTGGGAGCTCGCTGACACTGAGCAAATGACTCGCCCCATCATCCAAAAAGCAATGGAATTTATCATTGCTGAGCAAGGAGCGGAGGAAAAAGCAAAAGCAAAAAAAGCTCCGCTGAAACCAGTGGAAGCGTCGCCCAAAGATTAGAAGACGAAGCCAGGGATCAATTAAAGAATCTCACTGATTGGAACAAGGTTTATTTCAGGCTGAGCTCTTCATGCTTGCATGATCCACGGTGGCATGCAGAAAACTTTGCAATGCAGCCAGTGACGGATGTTATTGCGGCATTGAAATACGTTGAGAAGTACGATATCACTCAATACAACATTCAAAGCATTACGACTGCCAAGCTTGCCATGGTTGTGCTTGGCGGGCTAGCTGGCAAGAAAGCAAAAGCAACCACTGAAGATTTCCTGCCGTTTGACACTCGCAAGCTGAAGAAAGACAACGGCCTCACTGAGGAAAGCCTGGCCATCTTCCAGAAGCTTATGAAAGAAAGGCGTCTTGATGGACGCCTCCTTGCATTGATGGCAGATGACTTAAAAAACGCTGCAATGCGTGGTGGAGATTAGACTTAGAGAAAATATAGTCCCCATAATATCTAATGGCTGGGAATGCTGCTGAGCTGAGGCTGCAGGTAACGCTGGATCGCCAGTTTTTCAGAGGTCAGCTTGCGTCCCTTGGTCAGATTGCTTCTGGCTACAGAATTCCCATTGCTGTCAGTATTGACAGGCGTTCTGTTCAAAGTGAGCTCAATAAATTAGGCGACAACATTAGAAGGAGAAACTATAGGCTCACTGTCGAAACCAATCTTTCTGCTGAAATTGCAAAAGCAGAAACTTTGGCAAATAAGCTTGCGGCGTTGGCGGGCAAGCTGAAAGTTTCTGGAGGTGGTGGCTTTGCCCAGTCAGCCCAAGGAGCTGCTGGGCTCATGGAATATATGCGCACCCAGGGACTGTCTGGGGGTGGCGGCTTTGTTGGCGCTGGACGATCCGCCCGTTTCCAAAAAGCTCTCGAAGATCTAACTGTTAAGCAGCTTCAAGGCCTGGCCAGGCAAGAAGGCATTACATTCTCTGGACTCAGAAAGTCTGCGTTGATTGACAAACTGCTTAAGGATGTCAGTCAAACAGCCATGGAGAACATCCTTGGCAATGTTGAAATGGCGCTGCGTCGTCCAGTGCGAGGAATATTCCCTAGCGGCAGAGCTGTTTCGCAAGGTCCGTTGTCCACTTTTGGCATGGGAGGACGCGCACAACAATTCCCTGTGTCTCCAATGATGACTGGTGGAGTGGGCGCAGGAGGAGGGTCTTTTGTTCCCATGCAGGGCGGCGCAAGAGCTGCTAATCAAGCCAGTTCCGCATTAACTGGGCTCATTCAGCGAATGAGAGCACTGGGGGACTTTATTGCTGGGGAAGATCCGGCAACCCTCGCCAGAGACGCGCAACGATATGCGGTCATGCAAGGCGCGGCAGGACGCAGCCAATATGCATTCCCTACTCACAGGATGATCTATCCTTCCTCGCCTTTAGGGAGGATCACTCCGCAAAGCAGCATGTTTGCCCAGATGGGCACTCCCATGGGACCTGTCCCCAATCTTCCTAGCCCTGGAGCAGGGGCTTTTGGCAGGGCTCTTGCGGGCGTAAGCATTCCAGGAGCCGCTCAAATTCGTGAACTTGGTAATGAGTTTGCACAAGCCACCAAGCAAGTGTTGCTCTATGGCACTGCATATAAAGCTCTGGCGTTTATGACAAGCCTGCCTGGCCAGGCTTTCAATGCAGCAAAAGGAATGGAGACATTCCGCAACCAATTAGATGCAGTTACTAAAACGAGCAATCAATTTGGCCCTTCATTGCGCTTTATTGAGCAGACCATTGGAGAACTAAATGTTCCAATTGATAGTGCCCGCAATGGCTTTGTAAGGCTATTTGCTTCGCTACAGCCAGCCAACTTTGATCCTTCCACTATTCAGGATTTGTTTAGTGGCATCACCAAGGCCTCTGCCACGTTTGGCTTAAGCGCTGATCAAGTGGATCGCGTTTTTTATGCCTTTGGGCAAATGGCCAGCAAAGGCCAGGTGATGAGCGAAGAACTCAAGGGCCAATTGGGCGACGTGCTGCCTGGCAGCTTGGCGCTATTTGCTGAAGCAGCTCAAATGAGCATGACAGACTTCACTGCAGCGCTGGAAGATGGTGTGTTCAAGGGCGATGCCATGAGGGTGTTGCTTGAGAATGTCGCTGTTTTGATGAATACAAAGTTTAGTGATGCAGCAACGAAAGCATCTCAGACTTTGCAAGGTCAGCTCAATGCAATGCAAAACTCGCTGCAGCTCATGTATGAGGCAATGCAGCCAATCGTTAATCGATTTGCGGCGGCATTTGGGCCTGCCATTAATGCTCTTGTTAAAGATGCCACGGATGTCATCAAGGCCTTCAATCTTGGCATTTCGACCACTGGAGACTATTTCTCTCAAATGTCTCCTCGTGCGCAAGCGTTCTATTCTGCGCTAACCAATATTCTTCCCACATTGCGTGGTCTGGCCACCTCCTTGGGAAGTGCTGCCACAAATGCTGGTTATTTCACCAGCACATTGCTCACTCTTCTCCAGCCTTTGCTGGGCGTTGGAAAAGCGGCGCTTGACTTTGCTTCCATTCCATTTGTCGCTCGCATGGGAGCCTATGCGGCAGTCGTTGGCGTGTTGACGCAAGCATTTGTACTGTTGCGCAACACTGGCATTATTCAGGCCACTGTTGCCATGGTGAGATTTATTGCCACGATGAGCGTGGCTCAAATCCGCGTTTACATCGCAGGTATTCAAACACTGGTGATGGTGTTTGCATCAATGGCAACGAGCGTGAACGTGGCTCGAGTGGCAGTGACTGCTTTGAAGGTGTCTTTGGTGTCCCTTGGTGTGGGGGCAGTGATGCTTGCCCTGGATGCAGTGATTAGCAAGCTGTTCAGCATTGGCAATGCCGCTGACAATGCAAAGATTCGGGCCGCTGCACTGACTGACGAGCTGCTGCGTGCTGCCGAGGCTGGTGATACTGCTACTGCTAGTGCGAGATTAGTTGAAGCTGAAACGCAAGTTCAGTCCATCACGCAAGCAGAAAATATTTTGCGAAGGATGCAAGGCGGCAATATGCGCCTCACAAGGGCTGAATATCAAAAATTACAACAGACTGGACTGGCCGCTGGGATTAATTTTGGGGCTCCTCAGGCAACCACTCCAGGGCAAATTGCTGCCAATTTAGAAGCAGCACGACAAGGCAAGGTAGCTGCGTTGAATGTTGCTGGTCAAAGTCAAGAGGCGCTGCAAGATGCAGCACAAGTGGCGTTGAATCGCCAACGCCAGATGGATCAAGCAAGGCAAGCAGGCCTCAAGCCTCTGCCTGCTGGGGCTGGCGAAGAAGGGACAGCAGGCGGCAAGAAACTTGAAAAATACTACAGCGATAGGACCAAGCAGTTGCAAGATGATCTTGCGATACAGTTAAATCAGCTTGAAGTGCAGCGAAAGCAAGGTGCTCTTTCTGAAACGCAATACGCCATTCAAAGAGCCACTGCAGAATTTGCAACTGAGCGAGCCTTGATTGACGAAAGATATAGGCTTGCCACTGCAAAAGGGAATGACGACAATCTCTCCGCATTGGATAGACAGCGTCAACAGAGCGATCTTTTGCTCGAAAAGAATAAGGCAATTGCCAAGGCACAAAGTGATTACGGCAAGGCTCTGACGTTGGCAAATATTGAGCTCAAGAAGCCTTACGAAGATTTAATTAGAGACGAAAAGCTGCTTGCTAAAGAGCAGAGTCTGCGCCTGGACAACTATCGAGACGGCCTGCTTGAGCTCACTCCAGCTCAACAGGCACAACTTGCTATTGATGAAAAGACCAAAGAACTGTCTGAAGATCAGCGCACTATTCTCCAGGAGACTTTAGGCATTTACGAGGATCTCATTCGCAAGCGCCTGGAGAACGCTCAAATTGCCGAGCGTGAAAAAGAACTGGCAACAGTTAGGCAGCAAATTGATGTCACTGAAGCAGGGCTGGGTGCTGGTTTCTTGGGCGAGGCGGCTACTGCTTACGAGCAGACTCTGCTGAAGCCAGGCGCCACAAAAGAAGATGCCATGAAGATGGCAAAACTGACTGAGCAACTGAGCCTGCTCAAAATGCAGGCCGACTCCACCAGGCAGTCCATCGAGGGCATTGGCAGTGCCTTTGCAACCACCATGTTTGATGGCACGATTGCCCTGGCAGAAGGCAGCAAGACCACGAAGGAAGTGTTTGCTGATTTGGTTAAGAGCTTGGCTCAAATGTTGATGAACGCTGCCAAGCAAATGATCGCCACTTACATCGCCATTGGCATTGCTCGCATGTTTGCGGGCATGGGAGCAAGCAGTGCTGGCTCCAAAGCCGCTCCGAAGGTTGATATTCCTGCTTATGGAACTCCCACCTTGGGAGGGGCGCCAATGTATGCCAATGGCGGCATTGCGCCTGGTGGTTTCAAGGCGTTTGCCGCTGGTGGCATTGTTACTGGTCCCACTTTGGGTCTTGTTGGAGAAGGTCGCTATAACGAAGCCATCATCCCAATGCCCAATGGCAAGGCCGTGCCAGTGGACCTTCAAGGTAGCGCTGGTGGATCCACGAATGTAGTGATCAACGTAGATGCAAAAGGCACGCAGGCACAAGGTAATGATGCCAATGCAAACTCCCTTGGTCGCATTCTTGCTGGAGCCGTGCAAGAAGAAATTATGCGTCAGAAGCGCCCTGGCGGCCTCCTCGCCTAATCCTTCTTAAACTAATCCAATGGCCACTTTTAGTACGCAACCAAGCCGTTCTGCACGGGCGACAATTAAGCCTTCCATCAGGGCAACAAAGCTTGGTGATGGCTACGAACAGCGCCTAGCTTTTGGCTTAAACAGAAGACCTGAAGAATGGTCGCTCACTTTTCATGCTCGCTCGACCACTGAACGTGACACTGTGCTTGATTTCTTTGAAGCACGCAATGGCACTGAAAGTTTTGATTGGACAACGCCCAATGGCGATGCTGGAAAATATGTATGTAGCGAATGGGAAGTAGAAGTGGATTTGAATAATTATTTCATCATTTCTACTAAGTTTCGCCAAGTGTTTGAACCGTAATGGCTGTTCCCTTTTCAGAAGCTCAAGGCCTAAATCCTTCTTCAATTATTGAGCTGTTTGAGCTTGAACTCAATCAGCTCCAGCATGGCTCTACAGAGGTGTATCGCTTCCATTCAGGAACAAGTCTTAAGAGCAATGGCAGCGTTTACTGGGCAGGTAATGAATACACGGCATTCCCCATCATCGCAGAAGGGTTTGAATATCAAGGGGGAGGACAACTCCCCCGCCCTAAGTTAAAAATTGCCAACTTAAGTGGCACTATTACATCGCTACTGTTGCTGCTGCCAAATGGTCTTGAGGGTGCAAAAGTAAAGCGCATTCGCACTTTTGCTCGTTACATCGATAACAATAACTTTCCTGGCGATACCAACCCGTTTGGTGCTCCAGATAGCAGCATGAAGCTGCCTGATGAAATCTTTTACATTGATCGCCTTGCCACTGAAACACGCGATGTAGTTGAGTTTGAACTTGTTGCAGTTTTTGACTTAATTGGCGTGAGAAGTCCGAAGCGACAGTGCATTCCTAATCTTTGTCAATGGACATACAAAAGTGCAGAATGCTCTTATACGCCCGCCCCATCATTCACTGGCACTTATTCTCGAAGCGGGACAACAGTTTCAGTGGTTGGATCTGGCCTTGGCTTCACCAATGGCGACAATGTCTATTTGGACTTCACGAGCGGCGGCGTTCTTGACGGGGGCTATATCATTTCCAATGCCACGGCTAGCGGCTTCACGGTGACAACTGCTGCCTCTGGCACTGCTTCTGGCAATGTCACGGGCACACAGTATTACGATGCAAATAATAATTTCGTCACTGCTTCAGGCAGTGACTCATGCGGCAAGCAATTGACAAGCTGCAAGACGAGATTTGGTGAGAATAGCCAGCTACCATTTGGTTCATTCCCAGGCATTGGAGCCTTTAAGCAGTGAATAAAGCCAGCAAGGCTGCTGCGCTTGAGCATGCAAAGCAACGCTTCCCCGAGGAGGCGTGTGGTGTGGTTGTCATCATTAAAGGCAAAGAGCGCTACATGCCATGCCGCAACTTGGCAACGGACCATGAATTCTTCATTCTTGATCCAGAAGACTTTGCCGCTTGTGAAGATAAGGGCGCAGTGATTGCTATTTTCCATAGTCATCCTCGCACTCGTCCAGTGCCATCACAGGCAGATCTCGTTGCCTGCGAGCAGTCGGGACTGCCCTGGTACATTTGCAACCCTCAAACTGAAGAATGGGGCGAATGTGCCCCATCTGGCTTCAAGGCACCCCTACTGGGGCGCGAGTGGGTGTGGGCAGTGCAAGATTGCTGGACTTTGTGTAGGGATTGGTATGCAGAGAAAGGCATCATCCTGCCGGATTGGCAGCGTCCAATAACGCCAGAAGAGTTTAATGATGCACCATTGTTTGATGGCTGCTGGGAAGAAGCTGGTTTTTATGAGCTGCCTGCTGATGAACCGCTGCAATTTGGCGATAGCTTGCTTATGTGCATTGAAGACAGGCAGGGTAAATTAAATCATTGTGGAGTGTATGTGGGTGATCAAATGGTGCTTCATCATCTAAGAGGGCGATTAAGTAGTCGAGATATCTATGGAGAATGGCTACAATCGACTACAGGACGCAGATTGCGGCACAAGGATTGGCCCCCATGTTGAGAAAAGTGCGGGTGTATGGTCGTCTTGCGCAATTTTTAGGACGCCATAGTTTTGAAGCAGATGTGAACAGCGCAGCGGAAGCCATTCGCTTTTTACTGGCAAATTTTCCTGCATTGGAAGCCCATATGACCCAGCAGTATTACAAAGTATGCCTAGCTGAAGAGGCTATTGGTTTGCAGGATCTGCACGTTGAAGGGGGAGACAAGGAAATCAAGATTATCCCTGTATATGTAGGCGCTGGCGGCAAAGGAATGAATATCGGCATGATTCTTGCGGGCGTCGCATTGGTTGCATTGTCATTCGTCACCTTTGGCGCAGGTGCTTGGGCTGGTCTTGCTGGTTATGGCGCCACCGGAGCCTTTGCAGCAACAGGCAGTGTTTTATCGTTCACCATCGGTGCAGGCTTGTTGCTCATGGGTACTGCTGGATTGTTGACATCCACGCCAAACTTGGTCACTCCCAGCGTTGGGGGCATGGGAAGTTACAACACCGGCACTACCACTCGAGATACTGAGCTCGACCCTCAAAAGAGCTATAGCTTCAATGGAATTCAAAATACGAGCGCCACTGGGGCAGCCGTGCCCGTTATCTACGGCGAAACGGTTGTTGGTAGTTTAGTGATCAGTGCAGGCCTTGATACTGATCAAACATGACAGAAATTAAGAAGATCATTGCAGGCGCTGGCGGCGGTGGTGGCGGCGGCGGAAGCGTTCAACAGAACGTTGTTGTTCAGCAGAATATTGTTGCGCCAACACGCACGCCTGTTCGTGATGCAGACAATCTGTCTAGCAAGCAATATGCAAAGATTTTAGATTTGATTTGCGAAGGAGAAATTGAAGGTTTTCCTTCTGCTAGGGACTATACAAGGGATACCACCAATTACAACAATGCATTACTAAAGGATATTTTCTTTAATGGCACTCCTATTTTGCGCAGTGGCGCGGATGTAACAAACATCCAAGCCACGGATTACAACTTCTCCAATATGACCGTAACCCCGCGTTACGGCACGCAGGCTCAGTCATATATTGGCGGATTTGAGCAAGTTGAGCAAGAAATAAGCGTCAATTTGCAAGTGAAAAATGTCACTTCTGTGACGAAGCAA